GAAGGATGGCAGGAGATCAAGAGATTTGACAACGCGGTAGACGCTGACAACTGGCTTTGCAGCTTTGTTAGAGAGAACGGCTACAGCATAACGGATTTCAACATTGTTTGCAGATAAAAAACCAAAAACAGAGGCAGCCTTCCGGGGCTGCTTTTTTCATGGAGAGATTTATGATTGGCTATAAGTTATTCAAAGTGAAGCGCTCAGCGCCGGGCCGGTTGTTTCCACTGTATGTTTTAGCAGACCAGCCGGTGCCGATGGGCGTGTGGATCGAGGCACGGGAAGGACCGCGCAGGAAAAACGGGAAGGTTCGCTCCAAGATCGGGGACCTCGCATTCCGGCCAGGGTGGCATCTGTCAGAGGTCCCTCTGGCCATTCACATCGGCATCAAAGAAAACGGTGTGCTCAAGTACATGCACGATGATGAAGTATGGTGCGAGTGTGAATATTCCGATGAGGTGGATTACCAGCCGGTGGCAGATAAGCGCGGCACGCGTGACGGAGTACTGTATCCCAGGGAGGCGATGCTCACGGAGATTCCGGTAAGCGGCTTCTACCGTTACAAAACCAGTCCTCAGATGCTCGGTAAGTGGATCATCGCAGGCAGCTTGAAAGTGCGAAGAATCCTCTCAGATGCCGAAGTTGCCGTACTGTGCCGGGAAGCTGGATATGAGCCGCTCCCCAGAAAACATCCCTTCTATCCGGCTGAATATGGCTTGTAAAATACACAGTTTCAGGGTCTTTTCTTTGTGTAGATTATGCCTCCAATAGTTGTTGCTATTACTCGGCAGTAGAGTGATATATGTGTACAACAAAACAAAGCACACACCGCTAAAGGAGGAACAGACATGGCAAGCAGAGCAAGACTTGAAGGGATTTGCAACTACAGACTTTGGACGACGGAGGAGCTGATCGAGGCATACGCCTTTGAGGCAAAGCGGATCAACCAGAGGGACCGGGAAACAGCCCAGCGCCAGATTAAGCGGGAACTGAAGCGCCGGTTCGACGCCACCCTGCGGCTCCTGGATGATGAGCAGACCACTCAAAACCCGAACGGGACATTTCGCTACCTGTTGAACGAGTAAAGGAGGCCAGCGATGGAGATCAGAAAAGAACTGCAGCCAGACAGGCACGACCTGCCGAGCCGGTTTTGGGAGCCGGAGCCGCCAGAGGATTACGAACGGGAGCTTACTCCAGAGGATGAGGCAGAGATGAAAAACCTGCCATTTGAATGAAGCATGAGCAGCCTTTTGCGGAGGGCTGCTTTTTCAAATGACAATAACGTTAATCAAACTTTCAAAATTTGTTACAATGTGATACAGTATATATAAAAGAAACATAGATAACGATGTAGCACATAATAAGGAACATTTGGAATGATATATGGATACATAAGGGTTTCTACAAAAGAACAGCATACCGACAGGCAGTTGGCAGCGATGGAGCAGTATCACATCCCAGAGAGACGGATCTTCATTGACCGGCAATCGGGGAAGGACTTTGATCGTCCGGCGTATATAAGGTTGATGCGGAAACTGAAGAGGGGAGATATCCTGGTGGTCAAAAGTATTGACCGGCTGGGACGGAATTATACGGAAATCTTGGAACAGTGGCGAAAGCTCACGAAAGAAAAAAGTGTGGACATTCGCGTGATCGATATGCCTTTGCTGAATACGGAGGGAGAAGAAAACGGCATCACAAGACTTTTTATCGCAGACCTGGTATTGCAGATCCTGGCATACGTGGCGCAGACAGAACGGGAATTTATCAGGCAGCGTCAACGTGAAGGGATCGCCATAGCACATGAGAAGGGAGTAAAGTTTGGAAGGCCAATCCTTCCGGCGCCTGATGATTTTCCGAAGGTATATGAGATGTGGTGCGAAGAATATATATCGGGTAGAGAAGCAGCCAGACGTTTAGGGGTAGATTTAAAGACATTTAAGCGTTGGGCAGAGAGTGAGAAGGAAAACATCGCCTCTGCGGTAAACACATAAAGATATGAGATACAGACGGGTAGCCTTTATGGGCTGCTTTTTTCATGGAAGAAAAGAGGGAGATAGTCCATGAAGATTGTTGAAGCATCGGATACATTACGAAACTGGACATGAATAGGAAGCACATGAATCTGTAAGCTGGGCAAGCTAAAGAAGGTGTGAACTTGAGAAAACTGAAGAAATATAAACCAACACGGTTTATGGCAAAAGACTCGGCTTATGATGAAAACTTAGCTGACTATGCCGTGAACTTTATTGAATGTTTGTGCCATACCAAGGGGACGTGGGCTGGGAAGCCCTTTAAACTGATGGACTGGCAGGAACAGATTATAAGGGACTTATTCGGGATCATAAAACCGAATGGATACCGGCAGTTTAACACTGCTTATATTGAGATCCCGAAGAAGAACGGGAAGAGTGAATTGGCAGCAGCGGTAGCGCTGCTGCTTTGCTGTGGAGACGGGGAGCAACGAGCTGAGATCTACGGTTGCGCTGCAGACCGGGGACAGGCAACGATCGTCTTTGATGTCGCGGCAGATATGGTACGCATGTGCCCGGCACTGAATAAACGGTGCAAGATTCTGACTGCATCAAAGCGTATCATATTTGTTCCGACAAACAGCTTTTATCAGGTACTTTCTGCAGAGGCTTACAGTAAGCACGGATTCAATATTCACGGGGTTGTGTTTGACGAACTGCATACACAGCCCAATCGTAAGCTCTTTGATGTTATGACCAAGGGCTCCGGGGATGCCAGAATGCAGCCTTTGTATTTCCTGATCACAACTGCAGGAACGGACACGAATTCCATTTGTTATGAGACCCACATGAAAGCAATGGATATTTTGGAAGGCAGAAAGCATGACGCCACCTTCTATCCGGTCATATACGGGGCGGGGACGGAAGAGGATTGGACGGATCCGAAGGTCTGGAAAAAGGCAAACCCGTCCCTTGGAGAGACAATCGGTATGGATAAGGTAAAGGCTGCATGTGAGTCAGCCCGAGAAAACCCCGGAGAAGAAAATAGTTTCCGGCAGCTGCGCTTAAACCAGTGGGTAAAACAGGCAGTACGTTGGATGCCAATGGAGAAGTGGGATGCCTGCAGCACGCTGGTCAATCCGGAAGATCTAGAAGGCCGGGTTTGCTATGGAGGCCTGGATCTTTCTTCTACAACAGACCTGACATCTTTCTGCCTGGTCTTTCCACCGAGGGATGACGAGGAACCATATTATGTGCTGCCATATTTTTGGGTACCGGAAGAGACATTAGAGCTGCGCGTAAGGCGGGACCATGTTCCCTATGATATATGGCAGCGGCAGGGCTTTCTGGAAACAACAGAAGGGAATGTCGTTCATTACGGTTACATAGAGAAATTCATTGAACATCTCGGGGAAATCTATAACATTCGGGAGATTGCCTTTGACCGGTGGGGTGCCGTACAGATGGTACAAAACCTCGAGGGAATGGGATTTACCGTTGTGCCGATGGGGCAGGGCTTTGCATCCATGAGTCCTCCGACGAAGGAACTGATGAAGCTAACCTTGGAGAAAAAGATCGCCCATGGCGGACATCCCGTCCTTCGCTGGAACATGGATAACATTTTTATTCGGACGGATCCTGCTGGGAACATCAAGGCAGACAAGGCCAAGTCAACAGAAAAGATAGACGGGGCGATCGCCTGCATCATGGCTCTGGACCGGGCAATCCGGTGCGGGAATGATACCAGCGAGAGTGTTTATGATACTCGTGGAATACTGTTTCTCTAGGAAAGGGTGGTGTGATATGGGATTTTTAAGTGGACTGTTCCGGGCGAGGGATGCACCCAGTAACCGGACCAATGGCAGCGCTTACAGTTTCCTGATGGGGAGTTCTACATCCGGAAAACGGGTGAATGAGCGAAGTGCAATGCAGATGACTGCAGTATACTCCTGCGTAAGGGTCCTGTCGGAAGCGGTCGCGAGCCTTCCGCTGAATGTTTATCAGTACAACGATACAGGAGGGAAAGAAAAGGCGTATGGCCATCCGCTCTTTCACCTGTTGCATGATGAACCCAATCCGGAAATGACCTCTTTTATCTTCCGGGAAACCCTGATGACACACCTGCTGTTGTGGGGAAATGCCTATGCACAGATTATCCGAAATGGGAAAGGTGAGGTTATAGCACTGTATCCACTGATGCCAGACCGTATGCAGGTGGATCGTGATGATAAAGGTCGGCTCTATTACCAGTACATGATGACGAATGCCGATGCGCCTACGATGAAAGGGAGTTCTGTCATCTTAGATCCGTCTGAAGTACTACACGTACCAGGCCTGGGATTTGACGGCCTGGTGGGATACAGCCCAATCGCTATGGCAAAGAATGCGATTGGTCTTGCGATTGCGGCAGAAGAATACGGATCAAAATTCTATGTAAATGGGGCAGCACCTTCCGGGGTGCTGGAGCATCCGGGAACATTAAAGGATCCTGCCAGAGTCCGTGATAGCTGGAATGCGGCATTCGGAGGAAGTGCCAACAGTCATAAGATCGCTGTACTGGAGGAAGGCCTTAAATATACACCGATTTCCATATCTCCAAATGAAGCACAGTTTTTGGAGACCAGGAAATTTCAGGTAGATGAAATTGCTCGAATTTTCCGAGTACCACCGCACATGGTAGGTGACCTGGAAAAATCGAGCTTTTCTAATATTGAGCAGCAGTCCTTGGAATTTGTGAAATACACGTTGGATCCGTGGGTTGTTCGATGGGAGCAGGCACTGCAGAAAGTGCTCCTTACCGATGACGAGAAAAACAAGTATTTCTTCAAGTTTAATGTAGAGGGTCTGCTGCGCGGTGACTATGCAAGCCGCATGAATGGGTATGCGACC